GGATAGAATCGAGAGACAATTCAAGGACAAATTCTCAGGATCAAAGAATGCAGGAAAATTTATGCTTGCTTTCAATGATTCAAAAGAAAACGAGCCTTCAATAGTAGACCTTTCTGGCACTGAATTAGATAAGCATTTTGACCTACTAAATAAGACTGTACAACAGGAAATTTTCACGGGTCATAAGGTGACAAGCCCTATGCTTTTCGGGGTAAAAACAGAAGGGCAACTAGGTGGCAGAGCAGAACTTAGAGAGGCATCTGAGTTGTTCCAAAACACCTATGTAAACGCAAAGCAGCAAAGCCTTGAAGAGGTAGTTAATTACCTTTTGAAATTCAATGACATAGTAGCAGAACTTGAGATCAAGAAAACTGAGCCTATTGCTTTCCAATTTAGTGAGCAGATTATCAGCACCAACATGACTCAGGACGAGATCCGCGAGAAGTTGGGACTTGCTCCAATCGAGAAGAAAGAAAGTCAAGGATCACAGGACATTATCAACTCTTTGAACAGCCTTTCTCCATTGATTGCTACTAAGGTAGTTGAGAGCATGGATATAAACGAACTTCGAAGCCTGATTGGATTACCTACAAAGGTAGAGATTGTGACTCCTGAGAATATAGGTCAAGAACCTGCTGCTGCTTTCTCCGATCACTTACACCTTGAGTGCAGTATCTCAGAACACGATGCAGACATCCTTAAAAAGTTTGAAGGCAAAGGGGTATCTAAGGATAAATTCAAGGTAATTGAAAGTTCAAAGATGCACTTCTCAAGCATGGAGGATTTCATCAAGCAGGATCTTTTTGCTGAGTATCAATTGAATGACGTGCAGAAGAAGATAATTAACCAAATCAAAAGAACTGATGCGGTAACTATTCCACAAATAGCGAAGGCTGTAGGGATTGATGAGGCTTCTGTGATCTCAAGAATCAATACCTTGATTGATGACCAGGTGCTAGTAGAGAAGATTAGCCGTGAAGGCTTGATTACTAGATCGGTAACCCGTACAGGAGATGCAGCAATCAAAAGACTTGAGCCTGTGACTTCCTTTAAGGTGCTTTATTCCTATGAGGAAAGACCAAACGTACCAGCAGCAAAGAGCGGATCACGTCCTTTGTGTGAAAGGCTGTATGGCAGCGGTCTATTCTTTACCAGAGAAGAGATTCAAAACATATCCAATCAGTTAGGCTATAGCGTTTTTCAACTTTGTGGAGGATGGTACACCAATCCAAACACGGGGAAAAGAAACGTAGTAGTAGAAAAAACATCATAATGAGCGCAAATGTTTTAATGATATCGGAACAATCCTTTAAGGATTTTACGGTAGCCTCCGCAAATATTGACCTGAAGAACGTCACTCAGGTGATTAAGATGACTCAGGATAGGTATATACATCCTATCTGTGGTACTGCGCTTTATGATAAGATCCTTTCTTTGATTTCTTTGGGGACTATAGGTCAAGGAGGCAATGCAGTTTACAAGACTTTTCTAGATTCCTACCTTACAGATACCCTTTTCAACTATGTCCTAGGCGAATTGCCAATGGCTATGCAGTACAAGTTCGTGAACAAAGGGGTAGTAAAAAGAAAATCTGAGAACATCACAGAGCCTACCTTTGCAGAACTTCAAAGCATTTCGCAGTACTACAAGGGATATGCTGAATGGTACGCGGAAAGGGCTATCAATTACCTATGTGCTAACTCTGAGCAGTACCCTGAGTACCTAAACCCTGGATCTGATGTGACTACTATCCAACCTGTGAGCAATCAGTACAAGGTAGCAATCAATCTAGGCCGTGGGGACTATGAAGATCACAGACCATACAGCGAAAGATACCAAGGAAACAGATACAAAAAACCATTCTAAAAATGGCTTATTCTAAAAACGAAAAAAAGTTAAAAGAATTTCTATCCAAGCAGCATGACATTAGTAGACCTAGTCAAAAAGTTAAAAGCAATCCAAGAAGCGCACCCAATGATCCGAACCTTCGGAGAGGGTGACATCTATGACTATGTAGATAATGGAGGAGAGATTCAGTACCCTGTACTTTGGACTGTGGTGAGACCTGCAATCTATAATTCTACTACTCTACGCTATGACCTAGTGCTTCTCTTTGCTGATCTATTGACTGAGGATAAAAGCAACAGGCTACAGATTCAAAGTGACCAGATGCTCGTGGCTTTGGATGTCCTAGCAAAATTAAAACTTGATAATGACTATACCTTTAATACTGCTCCTAACTCGACTCTGGAATTTTTCCAAGAGCGCTTTGATGACTTTACAGCCGGTGTATCAATCTCTATACAGGTTACTGCTCCTATGCCTTTAGATTTCTGTTCAATCCCTACCTTACCTGCCTCATGACAATCTTTGAAAAGGATGCACTAGGAGTGCCTTCTACCTTGATAGCCATCTTTGCAAATGTTTCTCAAGTCATAGGGCTTGGATTTGTAAATATGTTTTTTACTTGGATAATTTCTATCCTTTCTATTGTGTACCTAGTGTATAAAATCAAGAACGAGAAAAGCAAATACGATCAAGAAAGAAATGAAGAAGGGAAGTAGTGCGCAGGTCAAAGTGACCTTTGGAAAAAGGAGAAACGGGAAGGCAAAGAAAGCCTATAGTAAGGCATTGAATAAACCTAAAAAGTACAGAGGTCAAGGTAGATGAAAAGAGCCATTAAATATATTGCGATCCATTGCACAGCCTCACAACCTACTGCAACTGTAGCAGCCATTTTGAGATATTGGAGGGATCATCTTGGATGGAAAAATCCTGGGTATCATTTGCTAATTGAGCCAAACGGAACGATTCACAGGCTTCTTGATTTTAACGGAATAGCAAACGGGGTAAGGGGTTTCAATAAAGAGACTATTCACATTTCTTACATTGGTGGAATTACCAAGGAAGGAAAGCCTATTGACAACCGAACCGATGCGCAGAAAAATGCGATTTTGTTGTGCATTAATGAGGTGATTGATTGGGCAGATAATAAGAAACTAATCATTCAAGGTCACAGAGATTTTCCTGATGCACGAAAGGCTTGCCCTTGTTTTGATGCGAAGGCTGAATACAGAGGGATAGTAAAATGAGATTGAAGAACCTAAAAGCATGGAAGACTACCACACTAGGAATTATTCTAATTATGGCTAGTATTGTAAGTGTATTTGTTCAAAGTGTATCTTGGTCAGATGCTTCCTTTGGGATAGGGATAGGCCTAGTTTTAATCTTCAGCCCTGACACCATTTTAAGCAGGTTTGAAAAGTTCGTAAAGTAACTGAAACCAAATATTCCCTAAATGGAATTAACTAAAATAGCACGCAATGTGCATTCTCTTTCACTAAGCAAAGAGGAAAACAGAGTAGCCCTTCTTTCGGATCTTCACTGGGATAATCCAAAGTGTGACAGGGATATGCTCAAAAGACATCTAGACTACTGCCTTGAAAATCATATTCCTATCTTTATTAATGGGGATTTCTTTTGCTTGATGCAGGGCAAGGGGGATCGTAGAGGAAACAAAAGTGACATCCTTCCTGAACATAACAATGCAAAGTATTTGGATAGTATTGTGGAAACGGCAGTAGAGTGGTGGTCACCTTATGCTTCCATTTTGACTGTGATAGGTTACGGGAATCATGAGACTGCTATAATCAAATATCAGGAGACCGACATCCTTCAGAGATTTGTAGACCTATTTAACTACAAGAATCAAAGCAATGTTTACACCGGTGGATATGGCGGATGGATAGTTTTGAAATACGAAATGAAAACAAATACTTTCATGACCAAAAGCCTGAAGTATTTTCACGGATCAGGTGGAGGTGGAATAGTTACCAAGGGCGCTATCAACTTGACAAGAGCATTGGAAACATACGAGAATATGGATGTCTTTGTCATGGGTCACATTCACGAGAACGCTAGTAGAAATGATGTAAGGGACTGCCTACACTACAATCAAGGCAAGCGGGTCTACGAATTACAGCAGAAGCAGATTCACCTTGCTATCACGGGATCTTACAAAGAAGAGTATGGGGATGGCTCTCATGGGTGGCATATCGAGAGGGGCGCACCTGTCAAGCCTGTAGGCGGTAGGATACTAACCCTGCACGGCAGAAGATTGGTAAGGGAAGGTTCAGAGAATTATGAAATATTAGTAGACTCACATAAGTTTCCACTATGAAAGTAGAACTAAGTTATAACCTACCGGAGGAAGAGGAAGACTTCAGGGCAGCCATAAACGGGCAGAAGTTAAGGTCTATAACCTATGACTTTGACCAATGGCTTAGAAACCAAATCAAGTACGAGGATCTCACAGATGAGCAATACCAAACGTTGCAAAAATGCAGAGATCAATTTAGGGCAATGTTTTATGATGAAGACCTATTTATAACTCAATGAAAAAAATCTTAAAAGAAATTTGGCTAGGATTTACTATTGCTAATCAAAACAGAACCATAGGCAAACTATGAAAGAACTGCTAGACGATGAAAGAATCAGGATTGCTACCATCTCTTTTTTGATTGGGGTAGTACTTGCTTTTGTAGTCTACCCTAGACCAGAGATAGAGACAGTCTACAAAACGGAAACGAAGGTAGAAACTGACACAATTTACTCTCATGTGGTAGATACTATTTATGTGCCAAAAACTAGGATTAAAACTCAGGTTTTAAGGGATACAGTATTAAAAGAATTTAAGCCTAAAATTAGCCTGTTTAAGACGTCTTTTCCTTCGGAGTATGGAAGTACCCATGTAAGCGGAGAAGTCCTTGGAGAAGTCCTTAAAATGACTGCTGCTAACGATTTCAAAATACCTGTGGTAACTAATACGATAACCGAAACAAAAACAGAGACAATAATCAAGAAGCCGAAAGGGATCTACCTAGGTGCCGGAGTGAATTCTCTATTGCAACCTAGCGGAAAAATTTCCTACATTGATAACAAGTACCTATTTGAATACCAATTCCAACCACTACAGGGAGTGCATCAAATAGGGGTATCTAAAAAATTGTTTTAATGTGGATTGAAATCGAAGTCATGCTATCAGGCCAAACCATTGATTGGAAGTCTCTTGGCTTGGAAGTTCAGCATGAATGGAGCAGGCGAATGGTAAGGATAGGAGACATACAATATGTACAGGAGTTACTGCATGACATCCAGATAATTTACTTCTACGATAATACTTCCTGCTTAATCAAGGGCAGGTATCAAGATATCCGGACTGAGATCCTACACCTAGATCAGGAAAGCGACCTGGACTAATTCGGATTTTTTTCGAATTAGTTAAATAGAATTTACAAAATGCAGCAGATTTGTAAAAATCCTTTTACTTTATGATATCATTGAACTGCATCAGGACTAATGATTACATTTTTAAAATTGCATGAATTTTTACTAAAAGTTGATGCATTTTTATATGCAAAAAGATATAATTTTTTAAGGATTTGGCAGATTATATGCAAATGAATATAGCCTAGTCTTCATTTGCTATCCTATTTTTAAGTCTATTCTCCCTGTTCCTTTTGTACCTTTCCTCTTGTGCTTGAATCTTGAGCAGTACCAGGTAACCGACCAAATCATTAATCACATCTTCATCATCCTTTTCCAGGCTTCCGTTTTTTATCCGCTTGAGTTTGTCATCTATCCTGACCAGTAGTCCTTCTTTTGCGGACAACTTACTGAACACACCAAGTGGCTCAAGAGCAGAGTTACCATACTTAAGATTCTTAGAAACTAGCAGTTCACGGATTTCAAGCAGGTAAGATGAAACCTTGTTAGCAAAATCATTCATTGGTAGAAGAGTTCAAAGATGGCTATGACTATGAGTGCAAAGATAAGAGAAAATCCAACTACTTTAAAGAAGGATCTAGATCTCTGACTCATGGCACTCCTTGAATGATTTGAACCTATCCCCTTTCAGGTATTGGCTTGATCTGAACTTTGACCTTCCCTTCTTTATCAGGAAGCCATCTTCAAAAAGGATATAAAACTCATTCTCTGCTACTACCTCATTGAATTGAATGTAGTCTACCCACCACTCAGCAGGCTTTCGGTTTTCATCCATGACTTTTGAAGCCCTTCCGAACCCAAAAGGATTCAAGATCTCGATTTCTTCCATAGTTTTTTTTTGCAAGTTATAACCATAAAAAAGCACACTCGAAAAAAATCTCACTTTTTGTGTAAAATATTTTCACATTTATTTTTGTTTTTAATAAATACATTTTATTTTTGTTTCATTATTAACCCAAACAAAAAACCAATGAACTACGAAACCGAAAATTTCTACGATCAAGAGATTGAATTCACCTACGAAGGTAGGGAGTACGTCTGGCAAGGAGACTACACCATTGAACACACAGGAGAAGATGAAAGCGAATTTGCTCCTGCCTATGGTGAGATGGATATCAGCATTGACCACACTACTAGCCTATCCTATTATGATGAAGATCTTGAGAAGGTAGTAGAGGTAAAGCCTACTGCTTCAATCCTCATGGAATTAGAAATACAAATAGAACGCAATTACTAAACAAAAACCAAAATGGAAAAATCAAATTCAATCCAAAACCTTACCCAATCCCTAGCAAAGTTTCACGCTATGGTCGGGCGCATTTCAAAGGATGCAAAGAACCCCTTTTTTAAGTCCAACTATGCAAGCCTCCCTCACATCATTACAGAGATAGCAGAGCCATTGGAAAAGTCAGGGCTAGTCTTATCTCAGTTCCCAAATGGGGATGGGCTTACCACTATGCTAATTCACGCAGATAGCGGTGAGTTTATCTCTGCTACCTACACCTTACAAGTAGTACGGCAGAACGATCCACAGGCTCAAGGTAGTGCTATCAGTTACGCAAGGAGGTATGCTATCACAAGCGTTCTTAATCTAGCCATTTCAGATGACGATGCAGAGGCAGCCATGAAGCCTTTAAGACAGGCACCTGCACAGGCTTCACCTGCAAAGGTGGCACCCTTTATTCCGCCCCTTTTTCCAACAGAGCAGCAGTTTGCAGGAATAGTACAGTACTTGAATGGCACACCTGAGCAGCAGAAGACAGCCAAGGAGGCACTAAAAAAATACACGTTAACCAAGGAGCAACTTGAAATAATTGAAGGACTATGAAACTATACCAGATAACACAGGAGGCGCAGTATTTGGCTGCCCTCCTTGAAACCGAAGAACTGACTCCAGAACTAGAAGCAGAACTACTGATTAATCAGGAGCAACTGCAGACCAAGGGCATAAACTATGCAAAGGTGATTGCCAACTACCAAAGTGAAAGCGATGCTATAGATGCCGAAATCAAGCGACTCAAGGCGATGAAAGAAAGCAGGGATAAGAAGGTTACATGGTTAACAGAAAGCCTCAAGAAAGCCATGCTAGTAAGCGGAATCGAGAAGATAGATTCACCCCTATTCAAGATATCACTGAGAAGATCAGAGGCTGTGGAGGTAGAAATACCAGAGGCTTTACCTGTAGATTGGCAGGTCAAAAAGGTAACTATCACAGCGGACAAAGTAGCAATCAAAAAAGCAATCAAGGAAGGCTACTCGATCACGGGTGCTAGACTAGTAGAAAACTTTAACGTATCAATAAAATGAAACAGACAGCAATACAGCAAGCCATTTCAATAGTGAGAAGTAGAATAGATTCAATTGATGAAACTATAATGGGAAAGCATACTATTCACCACCTTCAGCAGGTAGAGAGAGTTTTATACGATTTACTTGAGGCAGAAAGGCAGCAGATAGTAGAAGCGGTTTCCTACTGCTTAGATGCAGCAATGACAGAAGAGGAAGCATACAAAGAAGGTGAACAGTACTTTGAAGAAACATACAAATGAAATACCTAGGAAAAGAAATACAGCGACCTGGAGACCTTGCACCAAAAGGAATAAGATCTACCTACCAAACCGAAAGACTTCCATTCAACGAAACCTTTGAGAGAATATGGCTACTTGCAAATACCAAAGCCTAGCACCCCTTGTGCGTGATCTATACACCCAAGGCTACACGAGAAATAAGATAGCCGAGATAATGGGAGTCAAGAATATAGTGGTGCAGTACATCCTCTATAAGATCCTGCTAGTCAACAAAAGCAATTCAAGGAGCAACTTGATGGAAGTACTGCCAAAGGATCAGGTGAACAGGATAATAAACCTTTCCTGTTGGGGCTACAATAACTACGAGATAGCAGAGGATCTAGATTTGCCTGTCAAGAATGTCACTCTGGTGATCAAGGAGGCACGGAATAAAAAATTAATTCAAAAATTTTGCTGAAAAGTATTGTATATTCTAAACTATTCTTTAGATTTGTACATCATTTAACTCTAAACCCTTCACAGTATGAAAACTTTGACAAACAGATCAGGCAGCAAGGCAGTAAAAATCAGCAAAGATGCCACAGGAAAATTCAGAGCATTTTATGTTCAGTTCTTTCAAGGCATGGATCAGGTACTACTAGCCAAGGACTTCTCAAGTATCAAGAATGCAGAGAAGTGGGCTGCTAAAATCCTTAACTAATCACAGCCCTTCGGGGCTTTACTTTCTACACCAATGAAAAAAGCACTTCAAATCACAGGCAAAATCCTCTACTTTATCGTAGCCATGTCTCCCATCTTTGCCCTAGGCTATATGCTAGGAATGAAACTTTAATCTAAACACCAAATCACCTATGGAAAATTTCAAAATCAAAATCACGCAAACTCAGGAAGTAGAGAGCGAAGTCTCAATCCCGAAGTACTTCACGTTAAATAAGTACTATCACTATAAACTGCTTTCAGATTCGGCAGTCATAGCAGTCAACTACTACACGGATAAACTTGATAATTTGGTAGCCCTTGAATTGTGGCCAACTATCAAGGTGGAGCACATCAGGTATGTTACCTACATTCTGAAGAATGATAACCTAGAAGAGATTACAGAAGAGGAATTCACTTCACACCTAAATGCTGCTAAAAAATTAATCTACTCGCTATGAAAACTGAATCACAAACTGCGCTCATAAAGGGATGGCTATTGAATGGCTACTCGATTACCCAACTAGATGCCTTGAA